TACCAGAATTACTGCTGTTTAACGGAATCGGCGCTCCTACAGGAGGAACACCACCCATCGGAGGCTGTAATCCAGGTAACGTAGGTGTCGGAGCAACAGGTTGAGTACCCGCCATCGGACTCATGCCCGTACCAAAACGTGGTGGAAATCCTGCCATAAGCCTTCTCCTAATAAATTATATAATACACTCTAACAAAATATTGAATTTTAATCAACATACTCTAATAAACCATTTTTTATCATACTATCCGCAAATAATTCCCTGCTACCATAATGATAATCACCACCATTCCACTCACACATCTCCATAGCCTTGCGCTTCATAAAAAGAACCTCCTGACTACTAGTCAGTATCGCCATATTAGATAAAATAGGAACAACTTCCTCTGGACTCTGCCCATCAAATTCAACAACATCACCGTAACTCAAACGAAATGTAGGCATCTTTTTCCTTTTTTTAAAATTTTTTTTAGAGTAGTGTATTCGCAATAAAGATGAACACACACAAATTGTCAAGGATCTAAAAGTGGGCTGTATAGAAATTCTACTCGCAATTTCACTGCACTTGGGCATGGACGGAGACTACAATGCAGTACACCCACACGCCAGATGTAACATAGATGACTCAATATTCGGCGTATACTACAACTCACTCAACAATCTCAGCTTCTACGCCGCTAGAGAATTTAAATTCGGTTACTTCTGGGACCAAAGAATAGAACTCGGCTTCGTGTCAGGATACTCATCCAGCACAGTAACACCCATCATTCGATACAAGATCGAAAACTTTTTCATCTCACCCAGCTACGAGACACTCAATGGGGACAACAACTACGGCCTAGTCGTCGGGTTCGAGTTCAAACTTTAATTTTTTTTATAAAATTTTTTTTGGGGTAATCGTTTGAGAGAAACTGGGTGTAAAGGCCCTCCGCACTACCATAATCTATTTCGGGGGTTCGCATAAGTCAAAATCCGATCCGATGTAAATCGAACAATTGTTCTAGGGTACCTACCATCCTATCCCACATAGTCCCTCACGCCCGATATTAGCGCCACCAACAACCCGAACAATTGTTTTGGTTAGTACCCTTGCCTAAAAGAAACAGCGCCAATGTACGGGCAAAAAAAAGAGCGGGATAAAACCCGCTCAAATTTATTTATTTAGTTTTACTTGCAATCTTTATCTAGACCGCAAGTCGATTATTCTATTTTGGAACCATTCAAATACAGGGTCTGAAACACTTGCCCAAATTGACGCGCTACCAATTCTATTATCTGGTAGCAATCTTGGCCCTGTTGATATGGTTTCATACGACCTTAAAATCTCATATCCATTCAAGTGAGTGCCATCACCATAACGATTACCAAAGGTTGCTTGGTCGTACTGTATAACAGCTCGTGTTCTATCAAAACCTTGGCTTTCCAACCTGTTTCTAATCTCTGTAATTTGCCGTCTGATATCACCATCTGTTCCACCTGTGGCGTTCATGATTTCTTGCGTTGCCACACCACCACGTTGACGTGCCATCTCATACACAACACCAACCCTAGTTCCTCTTCTGAATGGTGCATTTTCTGGAGTAGTAATTGTAATTGGCGCGCTTCCCATTTCAACTCTATTATCCACAGTTTGCGCGACTAGGGTCAAAAGAAATTCTACCCAATGCGTGATTTTGTCTAGCTCTATTGTGCCACTTGCTTGCCGAAATTCTATAGTGCCTTTTGAAGTCCACGGCTGTAAGTTAATAACGCAATACTTTCCCATGGCATTGGCTATAAGCTGTTCTATAGTATCACCAACAATTGTTCTGGTTATGGGTTTGCACATATTGTGATTAGTTCTAGATGGTGGAAAAAAACCATTTATAATAGTTTGGTTATCCTTATATCTATTCATAATATCTTTTACAGCAATCGCATCCATTGGCTCCTCTAAGCACTCTAATTTTAGCGCGTCGATATTGCCATGCCTTTGCATACTTTGAATACACTGTCCTGCAAATGTGACTAAATTAATATCATCTTTTATTTTGGCGTTACCTATATGAACATGCATACCGCAACTTCTATTTATTGTAGCACCTTTTCTTTGAGTTAGTTCTATTACGCTTTTGATATAATCAATTGAGAATTGATTGTAAGGTAATGGAGGAAATGCAATTTCTAGATCTACACCTGTGGTTCCATCTGGTCCACAAGGTACGCCATTAATTCCTGCATCTATAAAAAACTGTGGAAAATCCTCCCAACTTAATCCTGTTCCTGTAAGTGAAAATTCTAGTTCTAATCCAAACAATCTGTTTTTAATATTTGTCATTGTGTGTTCCTCATATATTTAGTGTTTTGCTAGGCGTTATTGCCTAACACCTTAAGGTGTTACATGGGATTTAATGGGAACACAAGCGAATAATGCATTATTTCTATATTTATTTTACTTTTGTTTATTGGGTCAACAATGCTTACCCATTTGAGATTTCGCGTTTCCATTATAAGGAACGCGCATATATATGTGTATGTATGTATGTGTATGTATATATGTATGTATATATGTATATATGTGTATTCCGATCCGATCCGATCCGATTCTCCGATCCGATCCCGAACAATTGTTCGGCTTATTCTCCAGCAAAAAAAAGACCCAGCCGAAGCTGGGCCAGTTGAGGCGTTCTAGTGAAAAAAGATTAAAAGCATTATCGGAGTAGCGAACACACAAACTACTCCGATAATGTCAACGAGAAGTTTAAACTGATTGGACATATTTAAACCCCGCTTCGTCTGCCGCAAGTCTTAACGGTGTAGTATCAAGACCGAAATCCCTGTATCCCTCGCCAATCATTCTATAATAACCGTGGCTCGGTGGTGATAGAGCTGTACTATCAACCATAAAATAACAAATCCATTTATAGCTATTGATCTTTCTTCTGGTGTATAGAGTTGGATAACCCTCCACCCGATCCAGTGAGCGCAAGCATTGCGTTGTAATTTTCCAAAGAACAACGGGAGCTACGCAGTCATCTTCAGGTACTAAGTCAGCAACCCCTCGGAAAACTAGTCGATAGTTGGGGAGGTAAAACCCCCCCATCGGTTCAGCATCAGGGCAACGCGCCTTCATGGATTCTAAGTTCGTATTCATTCCATATGATAGATAATACATTACGCTTCCTCTCGTGATTTAGTGTGAAAGGAATAATTCGGCCTTGCGTCTACAAAAACCATACCATCTTTTGTATGGCCTCCAATGTAGTCACCTTCCCAATTAAGTTTCTCGGCTAACATAAAGGCAACCCTTGTGTGATTGCCTGCATGTTCCATTCTATAATCCATAGGCATTGTCACTGAGGTGTGACCCCCAGTGTGCGTTGCCTTAAATCTTGAGCCTTGGTGATTTGTTGGCCCTAAGTACTTTGTTGTAATTGTTTGCATTGTGTGTGTTCCTTCTTATTTGTTTATAATCCTTTTATATCCCACCTTATCTATAGTGTCAAGTATAAAAATGCAAAAAAACAAAAAAATATAAAAAGTTTCATAAGCCTCCTCCTTTATAATAGTCCCACAGTCTCCCACAAACAACGGACTGAGTCAACAGATAAAGTTCACCAGCAGCAGCCGCAGCAGCTAGAAGAACACGAACAATTGTTCGGGTTATTTCCCAGCAGCAGCCAAAAAAAAACGCTGGGACAACAGCGTTAATTTTTTATATTTATGATTATTTATATGTGTGTATATGTATATATGACTCAAGGTCCAATCCCGAAAGATCAAACCCCGAATCCCGATTGTTTATTTCATTGTATGCGCTAAAGTTGTCATTGCGCTAGTAGTCGGGTTCCCGTTATTCACGATAAAAGTATATTTGTGTACATCGCAAGCAAGAACACCAAAACGATGCGCGTCATGAAACTTGCTGAAATGACCCTCCTCCTCCATATCTACAGGTTCAGAAGTTCCATGCTCTTTAACCATATATTCACAAAAATCATGAAAAGGCTTTTCATCCTCATAGCCTTCAAAACCAGAAGTATCATCGTAAAATAATGCAGTGGCCCAAAAGTTAGGTAGTTCATAAGTAACAGTCTCCATTTTCTTTCCTCTCTACTATAATAGTCCCACTATATCCCACACTATATATAATGTCAACAGGTAAAGTTAAAAAAATTCAACGGGCTGCTGCCAATAAGAACACGCACAATTGTTCGGGTTATTACGACGAAGGCGGGCTGCTGGACGAAGGCAATCTGCTGCCAGGGACGAAGGCTGCTGCCAGGGACGAACACGAACAATTGTTCGACTTATTAAAACGCAGCCAGGCAGCCGCCAGGGAAGAAATTTTTTTCCCCTGGGCTGCTGGGTTCCCCTGGGGGTTAACACGAACAATTGTTCGACTTGTGTCCCAGGCGCTGCTGGGTGCAGCCAGGCGTATATATGTATATATAGGGTATGCAGCCCGATATCCCGAACAATTGTGGGGTTTAATCCCGATTCCGATCCGATGCCCGATCCCGATGATAACCCGAACAATTCATCGGTTTATTTTTTTGGCAGCCTGCTGCGCCCCGAATCTTCCCTGGCAGCGTCCCGATAACCCGAACAATTTATCGGGTTATGCCCAGGGGCTGCGGTTTTCCGAGCGGGAAAGTCCTCGTTAGAGGGACCCCCGACAGTTAAACTCCGATCCAGCAAGCTCTAGGCTACAAAGAGTTATAGGGATTTATTGGACTTTTATGGTATTACCTGTTTTTTCGCTAGGTGTGATGTCAATCATTCTGTCTTTAGCACGATCCATGAACTCTTGGAGTTTAAGAGCTATGTCTTCTCGTGTCATAGCGTCGATATTCTCGTGCGTGACGTGGCTCCGATTGACCATAAGCCCCGTTACCTTCAAACGAAGCTCTTCGGCCTTTATAGCGGCAGAATAATTACCTACGTCCCAAGCCTCATCTCTGAGCCGTTGCATATCTCTGACGGATTTTGTGATGGTGACTCCGAATTTGCTTTCGAGTTCCATTCTCATTTCTTCGAGTCGTTCTTTTATTTTGGGCATATTGAGTAGCTGGACTGCTGAGACATTTGCGTTCTTATACCCTGCCTCTCTTGCGGAGGCTGTTTGGGTTAGATCCTTGTGAACGTAGTTGTCCAGAAACTTTTGTTGCTGTGGTGTGATCCTACGTTCAGCTAATCCATTTTTTCTTGACTCACCAAATTTAGACATTTTGTATCCTAAGCAATTTAATCCGACTGCCCCCACATCTATCATTCTGACAGCTATGGACAATACTATTATGTCCCTCCTAATTCCTGCGGCTAATATTATAATTACATCAGGGGGGGTTGGGTATATACCCCCCCTTATAGGGGGGTGACGTAGTTGACGTAAAATAAGTCATTGATTTTAAACGATTATTTA